ATGGTGATGGACACCCCGGCGGGGAACACCTTCACCTGGCGTGTCTCCGAGTCCGAGAAGGCGGTGATGTCCTCGGTGTCCCACACCCGCTCCAGGCCGTCGATCTCCGTCACCTGGGACGTGATGTCCTTCAAGGCACCGGCGGTGGTGTCGATCCTTACAATGACATTCGAATTACTAACCTTGATGCCCATAGCAGAGTCCTCCTTGGATGCACAAAGCCCCCACCGGGTGAGGGTGGAGGCTGAAAGTGGCCTCTGCTATTCGATTGTCGTTAGTGTACTAAAGCCTGCGGATGAAGGCAGCGATGGCGCACGATGAACCAGAGCCCGTGCTGCCCTGCAACACCCGGAAGCGCGTGTACCGTTTGAGTGTCCCCGTCACAAGGTTTCGCACGCCCGCCGCTACCGCCACCGACGAGTCCGCGTCGAAGTCCACGAATGGTCCGTCCGCCGAACTGGCGTGCTGCAAGGAGATATGCCGGGTGGCCGACGACGAGAGCGCGAAGATGTGGTAGCCCCAGACGACGCCGTTGACCGAGCCAGACGAGCCCGCGCCGTCCTTCGCACCGTCCAGGCTCTGCCCCAGGCCCGATGACGACGCGATGGAAGTCTTCGGCAAGAGGATGCGCCCGAACTCCGTCGTCCTGTCCGTCACCACGTCGCCCGACAGTGGCACCGCCTCGTTCAGCCGTGGCGCCGTCCTGATGGCCGAGACCGTCAGGCGGGTGAACACCGCCTCGGCATTCTCGGTCGTGCCCAGGAACATCGTCATCACCTTGACCGCCGTGGACTCGATGAGCGTCCTTAGCGCCGGCTCGTTGGCGGTGGCGTCGGTGCGCCAGAGCCCCGCGTACGTGATGTTGCACGTGGGGATGGACGGGTACTGGCGGACTTCGGAATCGCTGAGATCGGTCACTTCCACGATGGGCTTCATCGTCTCCCATGTCACCTCACGCCCGCCCAGCGTCAGGTCGAACTTATCGAGGAAGAGCTTGGTCTGCTGGCTTAGGAGAATTCCCATATCAATCACGCACTTCTATGTTAGACTTATCCCATGAGAATATGCCAATGTGGCTGTGACCAAACGATACCTGAAAAGCGCTGGCATCAATGGACAAACCCGCGCTACTTGCCGGGACACCAATTGCCGCGCGTACACATTGAGAATACAGGTAAGCGTAGAAGTGTGTTGACCGTTCCTGAGGGCGGAGTGGCTTGCGCGTGTGGGTGCGGAGGACAGATTACTGAATTCTGGGCCAACGGTAACCGTAGGCGTACCCAAAATGCCGAGGGGCGATTCTATTTGAGGGGCCACTACTGGCGTGGCAAGAGTCGTCCGACATTCAAAGGGTGGCTCATTGACAGCCATGGCTATGTTCGAATCTTTATGCCAGACCATCCTGGTGCTCATGGGGGCTATCTTCTTGAACACCGATACGTGATGGAGCAGGTGCTTGGCCGTCCATTGGAACGCACCGAACACGTACATCACATAGATGGTGATCGTGCAAACAATGCCCCTTCGAATCTCATCGTGCTGACAGCGAGCCAGCATGCACAGCATCATCACGCTGGGAAAACGATGTCGATAGATGCTCGTCTTCGAATGAGCACTACCAAACGGCTCAAACGCTTTTGCAAGCGCGGCCACGAGTTCAGCGACGCCAATACAAGAATTGCCCCACAAGGCTATCGCGTTTGTAAGGAATGCCATCGCCTTCGCGAATACGCCCTTAATCACGGTCTGGCGATGTCCTCTTAGTACGTTGGAAGCCATGTTTTCACCCTACGTAATCGACTCATAGACCCTGAGCAGGAACGTGGCGCCGAACAGTTGCACGGCGTCCTCGCTCTGCGGGTCGCGTCCGATATTGCGCACCCCTTCGATGATGGAATCGTCCACCGCTGCATTCAGCGTCGTGTCCGTCCGTATCCCCGCCTTGATGCTCTCCGTGCCTGTTGGGCTGAGGTACTTCATCAGCTCGCGCCAGCCCTCGTTCGCCTGGCCCGAGCGCACCGTCAGCGTCAATGGCATGACGAACGACCACGCGTTATCCCCCATGTCCAGGTCATAGTCCACGCCTTCCAGCGTAGGCTCCAGGACGACGCACGGGTACTTCAACGGGTGCGGCGGCGGCTCGGTGTAGACCGTCAGCTTGCCATTGGCGGCTTCGAGCACCACCTTCACGCCAGCGGCTACCGCAGACCAATCGCTCACGGCTGCCCCCACTCGCGTTCAACGTCCCTGGCCAGGTCGCGGACGAAGCCCCTTATTCCACCCAGGCTTGCAGAAAGCCCGCGCTTGAACATCTCGCGAGGCTGAGTACCCCGGCGGGCGATGGCCCGAGCGACCAGAAAGCTACCAGCACGGCCAGCCGGGAACCCATGACGCTGTGCCCACGGCTGCAACGCGGCAAGGGGTGGGAAGTGTGGCCTGCTGCCGAACTCCACCGCTCTGGCGTAGACCACGTTCGTTCCGACGCGCGCGAACTGTGGCACCTGCCCACGGTCCACCTCATGCGTGATCGAGTTGCGTAGTCTACCTGTATCAACCGGCGTGCGCTCGCGGACGTTCCCGGCCGTCAATGCACCAGCCCGCTCGAAGAAGCGCCGCACCGGCCCGCCCACCAACTGCGGGTCGCGGGCCTTGCGCAGCAGTCGCTCGACGCCCGTGATGCGGATGCTGAAATCGTCGGCCATCAGAACGCGCTCCGCTTGATGTACTGTGAGAGCAGTTGGCGAACGTCGGCATCCATGCCGGTAACCATCGGCCCCGCCTGGCCGGACTCCTGAAGGCCCACGGCGTTGTCCGCGAAGCCCTTCTCCCGCCGCGTCCAGATGCGCGACGCCTGCATCAATGCCGCCTGGGTGATGCTGGCCGGATAGATGAAGCGGCGAATCGTCGTGCTACTGCTGTGGCCTGTGCTGCCCGTCGTACCGTTGACCGCCCGGATCACGCCTATCTCGCTGCTGGTGCGCGCCGTGATGTACATGTGCTCGTTGCCGACGACGATGGTGTCGCCCACGCTCACGCGCGTCGAGTTGGTCACCCTGAACTGCGTCGATGCCGCGGTGACGGACGATGCGCCGACCTTCACCCCATCGTCTCTGAGACGCTCGGCATACCCAAAGAGGCCACTCAGCTTGTAGCGAAGCTGGCCTTCCATCCAGATGTCCTGTATGCCCGACGAACGGAGGTTGATCTCCAGCGCCGTGATGGGCCGCGCGTCGTCCCTGTCCTGTGTGGACTTCGCCGAGTAGGGCCACGTCACGTAATCGGACGAGCCGAAGGTGATGTTGTAGGACGCGTCGTGGTTGTTGTCTTCCAGGAGCGACGTGATGCGCGCCACGTCCCATTCGAGCAGGATGCGTGTCGCGTCGTTCCCCGCGAAGTAGCGGGTGTCCTTCTCTACGTGGAAATGGCGGTGGGTGTAGCCGTCGAACTGGTCGGTGATGTGCTCGCCAAGGATGCGCAGCGCGTCATCGTCGGTCGTGCCCGCGATGTTCAGCCCAGGGCGGGCCTTGAAGTCATCCAGCCGCAGGTAATTGTGCACATCACCACCCTACGGCAGGCGTACTGCGAGAACAGAATAGTCGATGGCGCGGGTTGTCCCGTGCACCATGCGTGTCCGCCAGATGCGCGGTAGCGAGATGCTGGCGACTTCATTCACCCCTGACACCGCCGTGATCGTGGCCGGATAGACCAACGCCGTCCGTACCGACGCGCCCGTCGATGGCACGTAGGAGCTGCCCGATACGATGGTCACGTAGTCGCTGCTGCCACCGCCGGGGAGCTTCGCCTGCACCGTCAGTTGGAATGAACCGCTGGAAGCAGCAGAGTTGATCTTGGCGAAGATGTAGGCGCCACGGTGACCACGGTTCGTCTGGTCGGCGGAAACGAGCGTTGCCGTGCGCGATGCGCTGCTGCTCAATTGCTCGCTGCTCGCCTCGATGGCACCACCGGCGGAATCGAGACGCGTGATCTTGAACGCACCCGCCGCCGTGGAATCGAGCGCGGACGTGCTGCCGAACAGGAAGTTGGCGATATCTTGGACAGAGAGCGGGCGTGTCGAGCGTGCCATTTACCGCTCCTTCGGCGGGCGTCCGCGCCGTGGGCGCATCTGCCGGTCTTCGTACGTCAGTTCTTCCGTCTCGTACGGCTCAGGGCGTCCCTCGATCAGCTTCACGCCACGATGGGCGGATAGGACTTCCTGCGCCACGTTCTCCGGCACGTCCAGCGTCTCGCCCGGCGCCCAGATGTACCGCCGGTCCCGCGCCCAAGGCGGAACGAAGCGGTGATAGTCCGTGCTGATGTTCGTCACTTCCATGCTTACCCTGGCAACACCAGCGTCTTGGCTTCCAGCACACTGTGTCCATTGGCGGAAACGATAGGCGCCTTGGGGTTCACAGCCTCGGTTGATTCCATCTCAGGCTCTTCCGTGAAGCCGATGAGCTGCCGCGCCAACTGCAACGCCCCGTGAGTCGCCTGCAATTGGTTGTTCACCGCCTCACGCTTCTCGATGATGTCCCGGCGCGATCTCGCCAGCACTTCACGGAACGCATCCGGCAGCTTTACCCCCTTGCCTTCCTCCGGCGTTTCCACCATAGCGAACTGCTCTTCCATGTGGTCGAGCGTGGCGGTCGCACCTTGTATCTGCTCGCGCACCAGGCCGATCTCCTGCAACTCGTACTCCAGCCGTGAGAGCCGCGTCTGCAATCGTTCCCGGTGCAAAACGCCCCGCTTCTTCGGCCCGTAGAGCGGCCCCTGCAACAGCGG